TAACTGAGGCATCATGCCTAAACCTTGGCCTAATAAACCTAATGAGTATGCTGGATAACCCTGCTCTCTCATAAACTCTTGGAAAGCAAAGTCTTGTTCTTGTTGTCCTAATCCTCTTGATAAAGCACCGTAGCCACCGAGTAAGCCTAAAGCTTGTTGTTGTCCACCCAGTAAACCACTTAATAAACCAGCTTGTTGCTGACGGCTTCTTAGCTCTAATTCTGGTGCAAGCATGGCCATCTGTTGTTGTCTTGCTATATCTGACTCAGCCGCGCCCAGCGCCTGCTGATAGCCTGCTTGTCTTAAACCAGCAGCTGTTTCTGCGGCAGCCTGTGCATAAGGCTTAGTAGCTTCTGTCTCTAACAGCGCTGACCTAGAGCCACCAAAAGCCCCAGCTCCTATCGCTGCCTCTTGCGCTCTTTGTTGTGCCATTTCAGATTGTTCTTGTATATCCTGCATTGCAAGATCTATAACTTGTTGTTGATATGGTGATTGATATGCACCTATGTCTACATCTAATAAAGACTGAACATCTCCTATTTGTGGAGCTGCTTGACCAGCCAATGCTTGTAGCTGTCCTGTTGGGTCATAACCAAAAGCGCTACCAAATAAACCTTGTATTCCTGCACCCATTTGCATTTCTTCTGGAGACATGCCAACGAATCTATCGCCTGTATAACCTACAAATGGTATATCAGATGCTTCTTTAGCACGCTGATAGTAGTCCATATACAAGTCTTTCTGCCAATCTGGTAGAGTTGCTTCTTGTGTTGTTGTTGTTTTTCCTTTACTCATAAGTCTTTTCTAATTAGATATTCTGTTTCAAATCCTAGATGTTTTAGTTTCCTAGTCCATCCTTTTCTGCCTCCGCCGTAGAGTCTTTTGACTCCACACGCTTTGGCATAATCTTCTATGTGTGGCAACATTATCTCTAATTCTTTGTAATCGCCACCACAAAATAATAAATTCATTGCAGTGTGTTGCGGGAATACTACAAATTCTGTTACAAAAGCAGAGTTTTGTCCTGCCCATAATAAGAATATTCCTTCATCTATTTTAGCTTCTATATCATCGATTGTATAGGAGTCTTGATATTTTATAGCCTTTGCTATAAGAGGCTTGCACCTAATCCATTCTTCCTTCCAAGACTTTTTAATCGCCTTTTGCATATTCTACGATACTTGCATAAACAGTTAAATTACCAGCACGATTTGCTTGTATTTTCAAAACATCGCCTTGATGTAAGAACATGTTTCTGGTTAAAAGCTCCTCTGTATTATAGGCAGAAATATTATATTCTTTAAATAAAGTATAAGTAACACCTGCATTATCTACTGTAAAGGTAATCTTAGTTTGCTGATTATCGTGGTCGCATACCAAAATAGATTCAATTACAGAACAAGTAAAATCATCGCCACTTGGAGCTGTATAAAATGTTGTTAAGTCTGTGGTTGTAAGTATGCTATGTGCTACTTCAATTCTTTGTATATACTGTCTTTGTGAGGATAAATCCATTATCGTTTACCTCTTGTTTTTATATCTAATCTTATATTGCCAACTTGGAAGTCTTGGGTTAAAGAACCAGTCACTGTCATAGATACCTGTCTTGCTGTAAACCTTGCATCGGTATAACCATCTGATTCAAAGGTAAAGTTACCAAAGTCTGTTTCTGTACCCAGTGGTGTGTTCTTGCCTTTAAAACCTATTGTAATGCCTGGTAAGCTATTGGATTCTTCGTCTGGTAGTATTTGATTAACCTGTGCTAATTTATCGCCATTGCCAATCTCAAGCGGTCCTGTGGTAGCAAATGGAACTTGGTCACCTAAGTTTGGAGAGTTAAACAAGGGTCTTTTATCATGTTCATATACAAAGCCATTAGAGTCGCAAGACAAAGGATGATTAAATACGCCTTGGTCTACCCAACAACTTCTATTCATAGAGCCTATACTCCAAACATTGTCTATATAGTTCCATATAACATACTTGTTAGGTGATAGTTGGTCTACATCTCCCACAGGGAAAAACCACCATATCTCATTAAAATCTATGTTATGTGTACCAAATGTAGATTGCTGTGTATTAACTTGTATATTGTCAAAGATGTAGTCGTGTACGTCTGACTTTAACTCTCTGACTGTACCATTAAAAGAAAAGAATGAGTTTTCACTAATCCATGATAAAAAACTACCAGAAGATACTATTGACCTTGGACTGATAGCTTTACAGTTAACACCTGCATCTTGTATACCGTATACAAAAGGAGAGCCTGTATAGTAAAGCCTGTTAATACCAACATCGGTAAAAATAATAATGTCATTTTGCCACTTAACAGCATAGTTAGCTTTGCCGCCTGTAGGTATTTGCAAGTCACCTGCTGTATTTCTAGCAGTAGATGTCCAATTAGTATTATCTTCTCTGTCAGACCATGCTATTTTTCTAGGATCTCCACCTGCGCCTATGGCTACTAAATGCCTTTCATTGCTTACAACAACAGCCTGACATCCTGTCGGGGCATTGGTAATTGGTGTTGCAATAGTATCTGGAATATTGCTTCCTGCGTCTGGCCTCCACTGATATAACTTACCATCTCCTGCAAAACAAAAAACCAAATGTTCTCCCCAGTTATCAAAAGAAAAACTTTTAGTATTAAAGTTTAATGCTGACGTACTTCTCTCGTCTCCCCAATCTTCTACGCCATAATGGTATGCACCGTAGCCAGTAGATGTAATAACATCATCACCGATAAAACCTGTTGGTGTTATGTCATACCAAACATCTTTATATAAAACATTTACCCCAACTCTTGTTCCTATGGCTAAAACCTCTTCGCCATTATTAGTTTTATAAGAATACATACCTATTGGTATTTCTGCTTTTATTACTGTTGAAGCAGATGATGTCGCTGTTGATGTTGCAGAGGTGTTTGCGCTTACTGTAAAAGTGGTTGTGCTTGGCACGCTTGCAATACTAAAACTTGTATTGATTTCTGATTGTGGTACGCCACCTGTTGCGTCAAAACTTTCAAGATAAATAGTATCTCCTACACTCAAACCATGAACTACTGTTGTAGTTATTGTTAATGTATTACTAGATGAGGTTGTGCCAACAGTACCACTATAAAATGTGCCGACTGGATTATCTTTAAACTTAACCCAACCACCCAAAGGTTTTAAATAACCATTTTCAAAACGCACTAAATCACCGTCTACCCAACGACCTTTGTTAGCGTAGTCAGTACCGTTTTTTATTATTCCTGCTGGGGGTGTAATTGGAAATAGAGCCATATTTAGCCCTATGCTGTTCGCTTCCACATATATACAACTATATATGGTTGTAAGTTATTGTGAGCAGAACCGCTACCTGTAGATAATGTTTTACTTGCACCCCAAGGATCGTCTGGGGTTCCGCCATAAAAGTTATTAGGTGTTGATGAGTTTATTACTGCGGTAAAACCAGATGGTCTACTACTGCTACTAGCAGCACCATGCAATGATGTATGGTCATGCGATGGCATTTCAGAAATTGTTAATGTGTGTGTTTTTGCGCCGCCTGTTTCTTCTAGGGTATCAAAGTCTGTATCTCCAGAGTCAAGGCCAACCATAGTTTTACCAGCTCCAAAAGCTACCCATGTACCAAAGCCAAGCAATGTTGCTGGGTTTGTGCTTACGGCTGCGTTGATGTAGATAGAACCTACTGGATATATTTTTTCTAATACATTAGTTCCATCAATTTGTAATTCTCCTGCTGTGGTATTTACATTACCACTAGCAGTTACGGTTGTTGCTGCAACAGTTGATGTGCTGTTTGCACCTATTGGCGTGCCGTCAATAGCACCGCCGTTAATATCTACTGTTGTTAGGGTAGATGTACCGCTTACTGTTACGCTATTTAAAGTAGCTAGACCAGATGTTGATACAGTAGTAAATGCACCTGTAGAGGCTGAGTTAGCACCTACAGTTGCTCCGTCAACAGAACCACCATTAATATCAATAGTTGTAAATGTTGCTGTTCCTGTGGATGTTAGGGTTCCTGCTACTGTTAGAGTTTTACCATTACCAACATTAAGGCCAACACTAGTTCCAGATCCATTTGCGGTAAAAATACCATCAACAGTATCTAAATCTGTGTTAATTTTTCCACCCCAGGTATTAGTAGATGCGCCTACTTCTGGCTTGGTTAGATTAAGGTTGGTTGTAAAGGTATCTGCCATAATGCTTACTTATTAAGTTTGGATTTTACTAATTCAATCCACTCTGGTTTCTTTTTATATATTATAAACCCAACAACTGCTATTAGTATAATTATTTCAAAAAATGATTCCATTCTAAGAATCTAAAGTTTTAGTAATTGAAGTTGGATTTTTTTGATTTTCTATTTGTGAATCTAAATTTGCTTCTAAGTTAGCAACTTCTTCTTCGCCCATAGCGTCTATAACCCAGCCTTGAACCATCTCTGATGTTACTTCATCAAAAGGTTTAAAGTTAGATAAATCAGATGTATCTATGCTTTGTGTACCATAAGATGATGCAGAGTATTCTCCATCTTCTTTAGATACTGACCAATGCACATTATAGATCACATCATCATGCCCTTCTTCTTTAGGGTGTACGTCAACTGTTTTTACATTCCATTCCATTTTATTCTCCTGTGTTAAATTACTGCAATAATAAATGCTAAGAGTTCATTATACCTGACTCCTAACCTAG